TTTAAGATTTTAGAAGAAATGACTAATGCTACTCTTGATGGTATTGTAAGAGGCATGGTTGTTACAGGACCTCCTGGAGTTGGTAAGACATACGGCGTTGAACAAGTTCTTGAAAAAGATAGTTTGTTTGATGTAATGGCTTCTCGCCCAGTTCGACATACATTTATTAAAGGTGCAATGTCGGCTCTTGGTTTATACTCTAAACTTTATGAGTATAAAGATTCTAAGAATATTCTTGTTCTTGACGATTGTGATAGTATCTTGTTTAATGAAGATGCCCTTAATATTCTAAAAGCGGCACTTGACTCGTGTAAGAAACGAAGAATTTCATGGAATACAGATTCTAACTTGTTGCGCCGCGAGGGTGTGCCTTCAACGTTTGAATTTAACGGTTCAGTTATCTTTATTACAAACTTAAAGTTTGACAATATGCGTCATACAAAAATCAAAGACCACTTAGATGCGATTATGTCTCGTTGTCATTATCTTGATTTGACACTTGATACAACTCGTGATAAGATTATGCGAATTAAACAGATTGCCCGAGACGGTGGATTGTTTGATACTAAGGGTCTTACTAAAGAACAAGAAGTTGAAATCATTGAGTTTATGGTTGACAAGCAGGATCGATTACGTGAAGTGTCGTTACGAATGGCTCAGAAAATCGCAGACCTACGTAATATGGACAAGAATCGTTGGAAAATGCTGACTGAATCAACTTGTATGAAACGAGCAGTTTAGTAAAAGTTTAAGCGGCTGACGAGAGTACTCCCATTCTCTCGGATGCCGTTTTTTTATATCCGTCGTAAAATGACTTGTATTTACCATCAAAGTGTGTTATACTAACTTATATATAGAGAATAATGTAACAAATGAATAAATGTACAATCATAATCAGAGATGAGGTTAACGTCAAGTTAGAAGGTCTTGACCCGTCTACCCGCAGAAAGTGTAGTGATAAACTAAAGTTTTTCCTACCACACGCATTTCATATGCCTGCATATAAACTAGGTCGATGGGATGGTACAGTTCGCTTTTGTGATGTTGGCGGTAGAACTTTTCTAAATCTATTAGATGATGTTTTGCCTGTAATTATCGCACAAGGTTACGAGATAGTAATTGACGATAGACGTGAAAACGAAGAAATGACATTTGAACACGTTACCGAAAACTTCTGGGAAGGAGTTACTTGGCCAGAGGGACATATAAATGCTGGTGAACCAATCTTATTAAGGGATTATCAAGTAGATGTAATCAATCAGTTCATATCTGCACCACAATGTCTCCAGGAGATAGCCACGGGTGCTGGTAAGACGATTATGACTGCAACTATGAGTAAGATAGTAGAGAAGTATGGTAGGTCAATCATTATAGTTCCGAATAAAGACTTAGTTAGACAAACCGAAGAAGACTATAGCAACTGTGGATTAGATGTTGGTGTTTATTTTGGTGATAAGAAAGACTTTGGAAAGACTCATACGATATGTACTTGGCAAAGTTTGAATTCATTATTGAAGAAGACTAAGAAAGGTGAAGACAATATTATGGACTTCATTGAAGATGTGTGTTGTGTTATTGTTGACGAAACTCACCAAGCAAAAGCAGATGTGTTGAAAGATTTATTGACAAGTGTATTTGCTAATGTTCCTATTCGATGGGGATTGACTGGTACTATTCCAAAGAGTGATTGGGAATCTGCTAGTTTACGGAGTTCAATTGGTGAAGTAATAAACAAACTATCAGCAAAAGAATTACAGGACCAAGGAGTATTAGCAAACTGCCATGTTAATATTGTACAGACACAAGAGACAGTGAGTTATCCTAATTATCAAAATGAAATGACATTTCTACTTGAAGATAAGAAAAGAATAGAATATGTCGCTGAGATGATTAAGGGTATTTCAGAAACAGGCAATACGCTTGTTTTAACGAACAGAATTAAGAACGGAGAAGCATTACAAGAATTGATATCAGGTGCAGAGTTTGTACAAGGTGCTATGAAGGTTGCGGACAGAAAAGATGCATACAATGAAATAAATGAAGGAACAAATACAATTACTATTGCTACTTATGGAGTAGCCGCAGTTGGTATTAATATTCCTCGTATATTTAACTTGGTGTTGTTAGAACCCGGTAAGTCGTTTGTTAGAGTTATTCAATCGATTGGTCGTGGAGTTAGAATGGCAAAAGATAAAGATTTTGTGCAAATATGGGACGTGACAAGCAGATGTAAGTTTTCAAAACGCCACTTAACAGAGCGAAAGAAATATTACAAAGATGCTTCATACCCTTTTACAATAGATAAGGTAACCTACTAATGAAAATATTAACACCAGAAAACACCTGTTTTGAGATGAACAGTCTACCAGAAGAGATTGAAGATATCAGATATTGCGTTATGGACGTAACAGACAAAGAAGACCCAGATTTCTTTTTTATTCCATTAGTATTCATTGAAACATTTAGTGCGCCAAGCATGAATATTAGTATTGGACCACACACTATTGAAATGCCGATTGATTGGAATATTATGATTGGCGAAGCAGAACTCGGACTATTAGAATTTATTCCATTGACAAGTATTAATGAACGTCAATTTGATACGCTATTGACAAACCCTCTGAATGGGTATACAATGGATTGGCAACCAATAAAGATTAACAATGTATTCGCAGATGTGAAATGGTTCTTTCCTAAGTTGAAGTATGGGCATATTCTTGCTATACCACTTGAACATGGACCTAGTCCGAAGTGTGCATATTTTGTAAAAGACTTAAATCGAATTCCTGACCAAATGAGTAGTTATGACTTTTTCTAAACACAGAGTAGTAATTGACGCATACAAGGAAGGTGACATTGCGTACAAATGGTGTGCAGATAATGTTCCATTATCAGAATGGACAGCAGTTCCAAGTGCGAATGGTGACTCGTTTTATTTTGAAGACGAGAAATATGCTCAAAACTTTTTATTGATTCATGGCGGTAGGTACTATAAGAATGGCTGATTTTACATTTGCACATAGAAAAGAAGGCTTTGATGAACATATCGAACACTCGATTCGTGGCTATTCTAATTTACTAGAAGATATAGTTGGTCTTTCAAGATATTTCGTAGAAGATGATACGAATGTCATTGATGTTGGATGTTCTACTGGTAAGTTAACCAAGGCAATAATTGATTATAATATGACATTCAATAATGGCGATAAATTAGCACCTGGAAAATATATAGGTATAGAAATCGCTGATGGATTTGTTGAGAACTTAAAAAAGAGAAAAAAAGATTTGACATCCCATGATGTAGAGTTTATAATAGATGATGTGCGTAATTATAAATTTAATAATTGTTCTCTAGTTACCTCTGTTTTTACTTTGCAGTTTATGTCAAAGAGAGATAGACTTAGTATTATAAAAAAGATTTACAAAGGACTCAACGATGGTGGTGCTTTTATCTTCGCAGAAAAAACTATTTGTCAAAACGCATTAGTTCAGGATATGATTACATTTAACTATTACGATTATAAAAGAAAGTCGTTTGATACAGATGATATTATGGACAAAGAAAGAACATTGCGTCATATGATGAAACCGAATACATGGCAAGAAATAATAGATATGATACAATCTGCTGGCTTTTCAGATGCTCAGCCATTTTGGAGAAATCATGCATTTGTCGGTGCGATTGCTATTAAATAGGAAATATAAGAATGGCTGAAAAGATACCATTAAATGATGTGTTAACAGCAATTGATAATAAAGATTTCAATTGGTATGCAGGTCTACCAGAAGAGAAAAAGAAAGCATGGAGTAGTTGGTTGTTCTTACGATATGCAAGTGCGGGAAAGGGTAAAGATAGAGATGAACTGATACTCAACACTAATGAGTTTGTAAATAAGCATTACATTGATATCTATAAGCACGAAGAATTAATTTGGAAGTTATTTTGTTTGACTGGTACAGGTAAGAAACAGTACCACGAATGGATTAAGCCACCAAATGCAAAGATGAAAACAGACCCAATTACACAGTTTGTATTAGGATTATTTCCAGATATGAAAGGTGACGAGATAGAACTGTTTCTCAAAATGAACAATGTTTCGGATCTGAAACAAATGGCACTTGATTTAGGAATGGGTGACAAAGAGATTGATGATATTTTTGGAAAAACTAAAAAGACAAGGAAGAAGAAAAAGTAAATGAGTTTTAAATGTCAATATTGCGAAGTATCTTTTAAGTCTGAAAAGACTATAATGGTTCACGTCTGTGAACCTAAAAGACGCTGGATGAATAAAGACGAGAAATATTCAAGACTTGCCTTCTTTGCATATAACAGATTCTATGAAATAACACAAGCCGCAGGTGGTAAAACATTTGAGAATTTCGTAAAGAGTAAGTTTTATCTTGGATTTACTAAATTTGGCAAACATATTATAAATATAAATGCAATCAATCCAGAAGATTTTTGTGACTTCGTTGTACGAAATAGTGTAAAATTAGATAAATGGTGTTCTGATGCTGTATATGAAACTTACATACAAGAGTTGAATAGAAAAGAATCAGCCGATAGAGCAGTAGAACGAAGTGTATTGTTAATGGAAAAATGGGGTAAAGAACATGATAGGACGTTTAATGTATTTTTTAAAGAAGTCAGCAAGCCGTTGGCAATACATTATATTCAATCAGGACGCATTAGTCCTTGGGTTATTTTTAATTGTGATAGCGGTGCTGAATTAATCGATAGTTTTTCAGACCACGAATTGACTATGATTAATGAATATTTAGATCCAACTTTTTGGTCAAGAAAGTTCGACACTAGACAAGAAGATGTAGAATTTGTTAAATCAATTTTAAAACAGGCAGATGTATAATGGCTACTAAAAAAGAAACATACAATTCTGGCGTGTTAGAGGTTCAAGAAGATCCCGACACAAAAGAACTATACTTAGAACTACCACAGGCAATGCTAGATAAGATGGGTTGGAAACAAGACGACTTACTAGAGTGGGTAGAAAACCCAGATGGAACCTGGATGATTATCAAAGTAACAGAGGATAAAGAAGATGAATGACCAAGCAGAATTTGATTTTATAACTTCAGATACTACCA